CTGTGCTCAACTGACGGGTGTACACAGACACCCTCAAATAGACAGTGTAATTGATATGTACCATGAGGGCAACGCTGACTTCCATCAGATGGTTGCAGATCTGGCGGACATCACTCGCAAGGAGGCCAAGACGGTGAATCTGGGGATCATGTATGGCATGGGGCGTAAGAAGCTGGCTGGTGTGATGGACATCGATGAGATCGAAGCCAAGGCTTTGCTCGAGAAGTACCATGAAAGGGTGCCATTTGTGAAAGGTATTGCTGATCTGGCGGCAGATACAGCATCGAAGAACGGTTCGATACGCACATGGCTGGGGCGTAAGTGTAGGTTTGATATGTGGGAGCCACGGTCATTCGGATTCAACAAAGCCATGAAGCTCGAGGAGGCGATCAAAGAGTATGGCGGCAAGGGTATGATACGTCGTGCCTTTACATACAAGGCGCTGAACAAACTGATCCAAGGTTCGAGTGCCGATCAGACAAAGAAAGCGATGGTGGATTGTCATGCAGAGGGGCTGACACCCATGCTTACAGTGCATGACGAGTTGTGCTTCAGTGTCGAGAGTCAAGAACAATCGGACAAGATTGTTGAAATCATGTCAACTTGTGTGCCAGATTTAAAGGTGCCCTTCGAGGTTGATGCAGAATTGGGCAAAAACTGGGGAGAGGTAGGATGAATTGCTGGTTTTGTAATACAGAACTTATATGGGGTGGTGATCATGACATTGAGGATGAAAGTGATCACTTCCTTATAGTATCTAATTTAAGTTGTCCTAATTGTGGGGCATTCGTGGAAGCGTACCTTCCAAAACATCAGGAGGAGAATGAAGATGAACCTGTGGGATAAGTTTGTGAACTTGTTCTTTCCGTGTCTTACCAAGAAACCGGAAAGAGCTAGATATATGGACGGACGTTTGAAGGCGGACGATAAGAGGACTCCGAACATTAACGAAGCTTGGAAGGGCGGCAAAGCACCTGCCAAGAAACGCGGTCGTCCACCAAAGGCCAAGAAACGCGGCAGGCCACCGAAGAAAAAATGAACGACTTCTCTGAAGCAAAGATTTCGGTTAATCAGGCGGTCCAGGCTGTGACTCAGTTGTTCTTAAAGCACGAGTCCAGTCTGATCGATGAGGCAATCAGCAAACTTCATGAAGTTGAGAGCCTAATTCAGAAGGCTGAGTCCGAAAAAGATCGATTCTCAGCGACCTGAAGGTATAATGGTACGTCCATTGTTCACGAGGTCCACGAGAATCGATGTTTTTATTTAGTGTTTTCAGTCACTTGCAAGGTCGCGCATTCTATCGACTAACCGCCTTGCACGGTTAGGAACCTGTGTATACCACCTCGAGTCCACCATTTCGTCGGCTGCGGCGTTCCAATCACGGGCATCGACCCCGGCTTTCATGCCTTTGAACTTGCTGAGTCTGGGTCTGCCCATGTTGAACATCATGTTTGCAATGATGTGCTGACATTCTTCGGGCAGGTCATCGAAGTCAGGGTACAATACTTTGCACTCATCGATGGTTACTGCCATGTCCAAAGTGAATAGTTGTTTGACTCGTTCCTGTTCGACGACTGTGCCAACGGGCTTGCCATACTCTTCATCTGATTCAGTAATTAAATGACCGATTCCTGTCGTTGGCAGACCAAGGTGGTCGAGATAAATCTCGTACTTACATCCTTCATCTTCCGCGATCTCTTCGCGTAGTTTGTCTTTGTTCATGGTTGTGACCTTTGAAATAATTGTAGATTTTTAAGCGCATCAATTGGATTACCGCCCAACAAACTCGGATCTGGAGGAGAGGTGCGGGGAGTGCCAAGGGGTGCACCCCCCGCTTGCGCTGCGGACGGAGGAGCGCCAGCAGCAGCAACTTGTTGGGTCGGTGCTATTGTAGGTGCTTGTGACACAGGTTCAAGGTCCAAGGTGGGAGTTTCTTCCTCCTCGGGTGGACTCATCGTGCCCAGTGGTAAATTACGGAACTCGTTTCTAATTCTGTTGATCTCTTTTCTTGGTAGATCTAGCTCGTTGCGACGGACGTTTTTACGGACAGTCGGGCTTATATCAATCGGATCAAATTTACCACGCATGATATTATTTATGCCACCAATTCCCGCATCTCTAAAAACTTTTCTAATTTGTGAGTTACTCATACCGAGCAAACGCATGTCTTCAACGATGTTAAACATCCTGCTCTGTGCACGAAAAGAGGCTGCACTTGCCCTTCGATAAGCATCTTCAAAATCTTGTGACGTTGCGTTGCCTCGATTAGATATCGTGGTGAATATATTGTTAGCGTTTGTTCTGGCTCTTGAAAACTCATAGCCTTTGAACTTTAACGCTGTAGATTCGATAGGGTTTTCTGTGATGCCTGAGAACGCTCGAGCCAGTTCCTTTGAAAGCTCACGCTCTCTCAACATACGATCCTTGGTAGATATGCCAAGGCCCTCTAATCCAAGACCAGAAACCACGCCTCGTCCAAACCTGCTGATCTCGAACTCTCCTGATCTTACATCTATCGGTATGGCTGAAGGAAGTATGCCGTCTATGACATGTGCAAAACCTTTTGCAAGTTTATCCCCGGCGGAGTCTTCTTCATTATACACTTTTGCACCAGTGACAGTTCTGCCACCTCTGCCACCTATAAGCTGACCGACCTGACGTAATCCGATTGTCTCAGCCTCGGGGTCAAATACATCGCGAAGTTTAGCGGTGATGATTGCTTCTTCTGTAAACGGTGCAAACAACTCACGCATTGACTCGTTAGCAGCTTCAAATGTAATTACTGCTCCATTTTTACCTTCTCTTTGCCCTTGCTCTGCCTTGTTGATTGCAGCAATAGCAATCTTCTCAAGCATATCATAAGGATTTGAGTAGCTATAATTTACATAGGTTGGTAAGCCTGTCTCTTTGTCTCTGCCTGTTGGCACCAGCCTTGCGTTCTTCTCCCAAGACGGAGCCAAGGAGCGCTGATATGCTTTCATCTCTTCTTCAGATACACCTGAAAGTTCGTAAGATGCAGCGGATACAGCAGCAGGTAGGGCACCAAACGTGGTAAGGGCACCTGTAAGTCTACGCAGCCCTATCTTACGAATACTTGCACTCTCACTTGCTAGCTCATCGACACCACGAGCGATTGTATTTGCACCTGTTCTAAGTATCTCATACGGAAATGCAATAAAGTTGCCGACAGGAGCACGTCTTAAAGTCTTAATGACTTGAGGTGCCATGTTGTAGTTAGGAACTGTATTGCGAACAATCCTGGCAGCTTCCTGTTTTAATACATCATCCGAAACTTGTATGCCGTCTGCGCGATAAGCATTCCTAAGTTTGTTCAATTCAAAATTAAAGTTATAAATCTTCCAGATATCATCCCCTGCCTGATACAAGTTCTCAGCAGCTTTTACAGGTTTTGCTTCAGCCACGTTACCAAGGAATGATCCAAGTTTTGTATCACCGTACTTACCACCAAACTTACCACCAACAGGTATGCCGTTTATCTCATCGGTGCTGTAACCCAAGCCTCTTTGAATAAGATCTTGAAGTTCTCGAAGCTGTGCTTGAGATCCTACAACTCCCAATCTCTGTAGCTCTTGAAAGTTTTCCAACGCCTCTTTGGAGCTAACATCAGTAAATAGGTTGTTGTAGACAAGACGAACTGACTCGCCAAGGTTTGACCCACGACCTATGTTACCTTGAGCCAGTGCAAAAGCAGATGCTGTTGTCACGTTACGAAGCTGTGTTATTGGAGACAGAACTGTTTTACCAAACTGTGTGGCACCCTTGGTTCTGAGAAAAGCGGAGTATGTGTTTCTTGCAGCGTTGCCTAAGACGTTGGTATCACCTATCACAAGTCTCGTTAGCTCTCGATCTATCGTCGGTGAAACAGCAAAGCCACGAAGAGATCCAAAGCTGCCTTCATCATACTTCAGTCCATCATCTAGAACTGTAAATCCCTCTCTTCTCAAAGCGGACACCTCACCCGGACTAAGTTCAGAAGTGTCTCTAAACAGTTTAGCTATGCCGGGGTTTTTAGGAATTAGTCTTGTGGTCCCATCATCTAGCGTCTGTTCAACGGTTTCTGTAGCAAGATTTCTAATTCTACCAAAATAGTTATCAACAGCTTTGAACTCAGCGAGATCAGAAATAGTGCCAAGGAAACTTTCTTTTGGATCTGTTATCTCACCAAGTAACTCACGCTTGTATTTGGGTAAGTTTACTCTAGCTGAGAAAAGCTTTGGATTTATTTTGTATTCAGCAACTCTGCCAATACCTTTAGATCTGGCGGCTGATCTTTTTGAGTGCATCTTTAAAAAATAATCGGCGGCAGTTCTTGCTTGAAACTCACTAATATCATCACTAGCCATGACATATTTTACGCCATCTTCGTCGATCAACTGATCTACTTCATCAACTTGACGAAGACCAAAGTCTCTCATAAGTGCGTTTCTCTCTGCCGCTGGAGACGCTTCTACAATTTTACCTAGTTCATCAGCAACAGCTTGAGGGTTTTCTTGAAATCCTTTTATGGCCTTTGCCATAACTTCCTCTGTTGGCGCATAATTTTTGACTTCAAAGGATTGATATCGTCTGCGAAGATATGTGTTCAGGTTCTTTTCAATATCTTTA